AATCGGCAGATCGCGACCATTCGAGATATCGCGTGCTCGCGCAATGCCGACCGCAGTTCCGCCTCGGCCAAACTCGCGCCGCCATTCCAGGCCGCGCTCGGCCTCTCTGCGCATCGCGTCATTAGGAACCGGCATCGCTTACGCCCCCTTGCGACGTGATCGGCACGGTTGCGCCTTGGATCATAAGGCTATCACCGCCGGGCAGCGCCGGCAAGTTTTCGATTTTCCGTACCTCGTTGGGCGTGCGGATGCCGTTTTGAATTGCCGTTGCGTGCGCTTGCATCCTGGTCGCGAGGTCGCCGCGCATCAGGCCGTCCAGGTTAAATTCGACAAAGTACGGCGAGCCCCGCCCAAATAATTTCAAATTCAGCTCAGCCTCTGTCTGTTCGATCCAGCGCTTTATGGTGTGCTTCACGAAGTGCAGATCCTGTTGCTCAGTATTCGAAAACGTCCCGTGTGTCAAATCCTGGAGGAAGATCGGTGGCAAGTTGTAGATGCGGGCAATCTGCTCGATGCTGAACCGTTGCAGCTCTAGCAGTTGCATTTGCTCCGGGTTGAAGCCGATGCTTTTGAGTTCGTGCCCCAATGGTAACGCCATTACTGGCCGGCCCTCGCGAGCCAGCTTGGCCATGGTATTCGCGACATCCTCGGAGGCGCGCGAAGCCGCAGCGCCACTTTGAAATGGCCCGGTCATAACCGCAGGCGGGACACCGCCCGCCTGAAACGCTTTCGAGCCATACGAACTCGCCGCGATAGCCATACCAATAGCATCGCGATTGGTGCTAATTGGACCGCGATGAGTAACGAAATCATGCTCCAGCATAAATGGGATGTCGATGATTTCATTCGCACTATAGGTTTTTGTGAGCGTTGATCCGACTCGCACATCGTATAGCTTGCGCCCCTCGAACATGCGGACGGTCAAGAGCGTTGGATCCAGCGGGTAGAGGTTGACCACATCGCCCGAATTATTTCGCTCGATGTAAGTGATACCGCGCCCGCCGGTAAAAACCTGATCAAATGTATATTTTCGCCAAGCAAACGACGACATCGCATCATTGACCGCATCGCCAAGGATCAATGGCAGTTGATTGGCGTTGGTTGATTTAACCTCATCATATCCGGTGTCTGTGCGGATATACATCTTGAGCGGAAGGCCGGCGATGGTACCAGACAAAAAATTGACCGCAGCCCATACCGCCGGCACGCCAAGCGCAGTATCGGTGTTGACGGTCACGCCAGCCGCAGAGACAAATTCGCCCCAACCCATCACTTGCAAAAAGTTGCTAGACGAAATTGGAACGCTCGGATTTTCTACCGATCCGCGAGCCTCTCGCCGAAAAAAATCAAGAACGCCCATTAGACCGCCATTCTGTAGTCGGGGTCATCCCAGGGCGAAGAATACTGCGCAACTTCATCGCCCATGCACCCCAAAGCCATCGTTAGCGCCACCATTCCGTCGATCTTAGCATATGATTTCGCTTTGTTCAACTTCCGGTTTCCGGCTGGGTCTCGCTGGATTACAGCGCCCGCCGCGCACATATTTAGCACAGGATGATCGCCATGACAAAGCCTATGCTCTGCCACCAATTGCTCGACTTTATCGAGCGCCGGCGCCATGTCCTTAAAGCCTTGCCCAAATGGGCGCATTGGTACCTGCGCGCCAATAGCGTCTAGCTCGCGTTGAAAGTCCTGGATGCGCCATCGGTCATAAGCCAACATGCGCAAATCATAACGCTCTGCCGCCTCCGCCACCGCTTGCGCGACAACCGCCGGGATGATCACCGGGCCGGGAATGGTCGTTAGATAGCCTTGGTCCGCCCAGACATCGTAAGGTACTCGCTCGGATCGGGACTTTTCGCGCAAGCCATCCGCCGGCAGGAAGAATTGTGGCACAATATGGAACCCGTTGCCTTTGGGGAACGCCATAACAAACGCCGTCAAGTCGCGGCTTTGTGATAAGTCAAGCCCAGCAAAGCAGACATCGCCATCCTCTATATCTGGCATAGCGTCGTTAGCTTGCCATTCCCCTTTGCTGATAAACGGGCTATCGGCCTCAATCCGTTGGTTGAGATACAGCCAACGAAAGCTATTTTCCTTAGCTGGCATCCGCGCGGCTTGCTTGGCGAAGTCCTCCATGTCCTGGAGCGAGCGAAATTTGCCCAACGCCGGATTTGCCGCGCGCCACGCCTTGCGGTTTGATAGTTCGCAATCCTGCGGCGCGGTGTAGAGATGACAGACGATCCGCTTGTCATTTGCAGTTTGCGCGTCATCCAGCCAGACGGAAAACAGGTCGCCATCGGTTGCGGCTTGCGTGCTAATGGCAATCAGGAGCGGGTCAGCATGCGCGCCTTGCGCCGTTTCGATTGCCTCCACAAATGCATCCGCAGGGCCGCGAACCTGCCCCACTTCATCCAGGATCGCCAGCACGGGAGATAGGCCGTGCGCCGTGCCCGCCTCGGCGCTGATGGCTTTGTATTCGACATTTCGCGCCAGGCCTATCAGCGATTTTTGAGAAGGCACGATCTTGATTAGCTGGCTCAATATTGGCGAAAGCCGAACCATCTTTTCTGCCAGCTTGAACACCAGCGCCGCCTGGTCACGGCTTCGCGCGCCGCTGATAATCTGGCTGTTGATTCGCGCCTCTGGCCCGGCAATATGGGCAAGCAAGATCGCGGCGATCAATGCCGACTTGCCGTTTTTTCTGGCAACGCTCAGATAGGCGCGGCTTGTACCTGCCGGGTTATCGTAAATATCTTTGATGAACCGTTTTTGAAACGGTAGCAGCTTAAACGGCTTGCCTACATCCGCCCCTTCCGGGATCGGGCATAGCTGTTCAATGAATGCGATGATGCGTGCGCTACGGGTCACGCCGCCTCGCGCTCTTGCTTAAGTTGATCGTATATCCGCCCGTCGCCCTCCAGGATGGCGGTCTCGCCGGTGAAGTCCTGCCAGCGCTTGATGATCACGTCGCAGTATTTCGGGTCGAGTTCCATCATGCGGCAGTCGCGGGCTGTCTTTTCGCAAGCGATAAGGGTGGAGCCGGAGCCGCCGAATAGGTCAATCACCTCGTCGCCCTGCTTGCTGTTGTTTTGCAAGGCGCGCTGCAAAAGAGAGACTGGTTTCATTGTTGGGTGAAGCCCCTCGCGCTCAACAGGATGACGCCATATAGTCTGCTCTTTTTGCCCACCATACCAAGCGGGGCTTTTGCCTATTTTGTGGCAATACAAAAACGCCTCATAATTTGGCTTGTATTGTGCCCCCATAGCATGGAACCCAACGTTGCCCTTGTCCCATATCAACCAATTTCTAATCTCCAGCCCAACACCGGACAGACCGGCCAAAGTCTCCGCCGATCTGTTTATGGCGAAGAAAATATACATGGCAGCGCCATCTTTTGAGATGGCCGATGCGCAAGATATGCTGTCAAGGAAAAGCTGCGCTAAGTCATCACCGCGCAAATCGTCTGCCTTGATCATTTCAGCGGAATTCTTGCCAGTCTTTTTGCCTCCTGAATACATGCTGCCCTTTACGCCGACGAAGCTGACCCCATAGGGAGGATCAGTTAAAACCATGTCCGCCTTCCGCCCATCCATCAGCCGCTCCACCGCGTCGATGCTGGTGCTATCCCCGCACATCAGCCGATGCCGCCCCAGCAGCCAGACGTCACCCAAAACCGTGACCGGCACCTCTGGCGCCTCTGGCACCGCGTCCTCGTCGGTCAGGCCTTCAATCTCCGCCGGCTTGAGCATAGCCAGCAATTCTTCATCGCTGATGCCCGTCAGCTTTTGCATGTCCACCGACATGGATTGCAGTTCAGCAACTAGCTTTTCTTCATCCCACTCGGCATTCAGCGCCAACTGATTGTCCGCAATGACCAGCGCCCTGCGCCGGTTCTCATCGAGCCCAGTCACGACGATGGCAGGAACCAATTCCATCTTCAGCTTGCGTGCCGCCAGGACGCGCCCATGGCCGGCAATTAAATTGTTTGCCTCGTCGATCAAAACCGGATTGGTGAAGCCAAACTCTCGGATGCTGGCCGCAATCTGCGCAACCTGCGCATCCGAATGCGTCCGGGCGTTCATGGCATAAGGGATCAAATCATCTACTGCGATCAGCGCATGGTCATAAAATTTCTCAGTCATCAATTCACCGGCAAAGCAATTAAACCGTCATCACTAAACGCGCGCAGCGCATCAAATGCATTGTTTGCATTCCTTGCCGCGCCGTTGATGGTGCGCGGATCACTGGCCGTCTGGTTCAGGCTCATAGACCGGATGACCGCAAGCTGCCGCCGCTCCAGCGTATCGACCACCGCCAGCAACGGGTTGGGAATAACCGTGCCGCGCTTGTTTTCCGTCAGCACGCCGGTGCGATCTAGCATCGCCTGATGCTTTCGAATGTCCGCTTCCATGCGAACGACCTTCGCCAGCAAGAGCAAATCCATGTCGCGCCAGTCCTCGCGTGCCCTAGCCCGAGTGAACTGCTCCCAGATGACAAGCTCCTCGTCACTCCGAAGCTGCACACCGTCCGGCAGCGGAACAGATTTAATCGCGCCTTGAAACCCTTCAACCGCCGCCGTCGTGCTGTTCTTGTCTGGCCTTCTCTTCTGTGACATCTCAGCCCCCAAACAGATCGAAGTCGAATGTTGACTGTTTTCCGCACCTTATGCTATCGCGCGCGCTGCGCGCGTGAAACGCTTCATCCAATAGACCGCAGGCACGGGCGCTGAAGTCTGACATCTCTTGTGTGAACTGATACACATTGAAGCCGCCGCTTAGTCCTGATCCGTTCTGAACGAACAGAACAACCTCAGCAGGCAAGTAGACGAAGGCAAACAGGTCGCACCTGTATTGAACGCGATTGCCACGGCCAAGGTGCCGATCCTGTTCCCGCTCAGTCCTGAATGTGACGCTGCCACTACTGTCGCTTAACTTCGATCTAGTCTTGACTTGGATCGATCTCAATCCGTCGCCCACATCAACCAGCACATCATATTCAGGCTCAGTCACCAAAAATGATTTCAAGCCATACTCTGCGAGCTTGTATTGGGTCAGAAGCTCGCCCATCAGGCCTATTCGCTCAAACTCGGTCATGCTATCGCTCGGTTTTTTCCGTAAACGCAAAGCAAGAAAAG